TAAAAAAGTCAACAGGAACGGGACCTCGCCCCGCCGCGGCCTTACTGATGACGGGGGCCACCTTCCTTGGCGGGAGCGGCGGCGAGTGGTAGAATGGGATTGCTTTCTATTGCCGCTTGGTCCGAACGTCACAGCGGCGTGCGGGAATATAACAAAATTTTTCAATCCGATGCTGGCAAGTCGGAAATGCCACTTTTAGCAGTGTTATTTTTTGATAAATGCCACTTTTTGCAGTATCGTAAAGTCAGAAAAAACTTTTCATATATGATCTGACAATTCGGCGCAGAATGATTTATGATCTGTCTCAAATCAGTAGTAATTAGGGATCGGCGTCAGAACGGTCTTTTGTTCCGTATCGGACATGTGCGATGAAATGCCCGTGGGGTGTTTACAATACATGGGGGAAAATGTCTGATGTCGAACTTATTAGGCATCAAGTCCTGGGTTATCACGCATCATCTTCCAATACTCCATCCACTCGTCATTAGAGGACTGCGGTGCATCGGGTCGGATACCAACAAGCCCCTCTTGTATGATCCAACCTTTGAACCTAAACATGCGTTCGTGGTCATTTCTCTTTGGGTCTTTATCCACATTAAGTAAGGCTTTCAGAACCTCCGGCGGAAACAGTTCGGGATGGCTTCCGCTGTCCACGATGTCGAGTGTGTCCATGAGCATTCTGTGCATTTTATCGAAGATATGTCTGCAGTAATTTATATATTGCCTTACTAAGCGGATTCGCGTTGTCTCCATTGAGGTAGTAGTCATTTGTTGCCTCTGCAATAGTTTCTCTACGGTCATTCCCTGCATAGTGTGAAATTGAGTAGTACATTTTCATACGCCCTGCCGATGTATCGACACTCGGATCAACTTCACTTACAGCTTTTTTCACAAGGCCGTCCAAGAACTCGTTTCTTGCAGGTAATGCATCCTTCCACGGCATACCCACGAAGCCATTGAATTGTTTAGCTGCTGCTATGTTGTGGAGAATGTGCCCGGACTCATGTACAAGTATCATTTCTGGACCCTTTTCTCCTCCTACTGCAAACGGTCTACCGAATTTTTTCATAGAATTCACATCGTCGTTACGTAATGACTCTGCCATCTTTTCTCTGCTGCTGAAGTGGGATGCGCTTAATTGTAGCTTTTGATAATACTGGCCAGTATTGTTTTTACCCCAAACCACTTGCGCATAAGCCTTTTTGACATTGGTCAGCTCGATCTTTTCCAACGATCCTTTAATCTCAGGGTTGTCGTTCGCAACTCTGCCCAGGTTTCCGAGGTTGTCGCGCAGCAGTTCTATGTCTGTTTTATTCTTACCTGTTGTTCTGATACCAGAGACTTCAACACCGAATACGTCACGAGATACTTTCTGCAGCTCGTCTATAGTTTTTACGTCCTTGAACGGGTCAATATACTGTTGCTTCTCTTGTATACCGTCTGCACGTGAGTCTTTGAACATCGCTGATAACTCATCTCTTGCCTTTGCCTCCTGAGCTTCTTTCTCTGCTTCCTTCAAACCATATGCCATGCTTTTGAGAGTGTCATCCAGAGGATCCTCTTTCGGAACATTAGCCCCAACCGTTGCATTTTTTGCAACTGTTCCGTACTCCTCCTTCCACTCTTTGTACGACATCCCCGGCGGCATGACCGTTCCCTTCCCGCCCTCGTCCCTTCCGCGCCTGACGATCTCATCCTTCGTCTCGCCGTCCATGACCGGCTGGATGACGCATCTGCAATTCGGGTGCATCGGCGGTTTGTTGACGCCTTCCTGCGCCTCATCCGGCGAGAAGACCTGCAGGTCGAGCTCGCCGCAGATCGGGCATGTACGCTCGTCCAATGTAGCGTAGAAGCGGTACTGCATCTTGATATCGAACTCGTCCTCGGTATCTCTGATCGCCTGGAGTTCGCCTTCCGACGCAGCTGCTGTGATCTCCGTGCGGACAAGGCGCTTCGCCTCCCACAGCTCGCTGCCTGCCGTCTCGTTGACCTGTGCGGCGATCTCCTTCGTGCCTTTGCCGGAAAGGATCCCGCCTGTGATCTGCTCGCGGATAAGGTCGGAATGACGCTTTGTCAGGTTCGCGGTGAACTTCGTGTTGAGGACCCTGCGCGCCATGGCGTCCGCCTGCATCGTGTTCGGAACGTCGAAGCCCCAGCCCATGCCTGCGCCCTTTTGGATCTCATACATCTGCCGCGCATAACCTTCCGCAGCGACCGACGCCGCGGTCTTGCGGAGCGTAGCGTCGATGGAACGCTTCGCAGTGACGCCTTCCATGTCGATACGGCGGTAGAGCGCGGTCCGATTGGTGATCTGCGCTCTCCAGGAAGGCTTGTCGAGTTTGGCCATCCATTGCGACCGCATCGGCTCAGGCAGCTCCATCGCCTTCTTCCGCAGGTTGGCCAGCGCGTCGGGGCCGGCGTTGAGCTTCATCCACGTCTTCGGGTCGACGACATTAGGCGGCATGTACTTCGACATGTCTCGAATGATGTTCTTCTCCGCCAGCCTGAGCGAGCTTTCGATATCGCGCACTGCGGCATACTGCCTGCGGTGATAGATGTACTGCTTCTCTTTAGCAAGAGCATCAAACTCAGACGGACTCATCAGCCCTCAGGAGGCGTTCCGACAGGAGGCTGTGCGGCATCGGCGGGCGGAGCTCCGAACTCGTCGGCGTACATATTCTTCTCGCGCGCAGCTTCCTCTGCCTTCTGTTTGTCCAGCCTTTCCATCTCGAGCTCGACGTCGTCGACGATCGAGATGTTGTTCAGGACGGTCTGCTGAGACACTCCGGCTGCAAGGTAAGCCTGCGCCGCCTGCGCTTCCGCCAGCGGGTCTACGACCGTGCTGTACGTGAAGACTATCGACATCTTGGACACATCGGCTGTCGTATCGCGTGAGGTCTGCTGGATAGCATTGTTGAGTGCGTCATCATAGAGTTTGCATCTTCTGCGGAAACCTCTTCCAAAGAACAGCTCGGTAACTTTCGCGGCATTATGCGTTCCGTATAGCTTGTATGCCATCGCTACTCCGCTTGCGTTTCCCGAGAAACGCTCGTCCGAGAAATCTGGCACGCGCATCAGCTTGTGGATGGCCGCAGTGATCGTCTCCGTATATGTCTGTGCTCCGGACTCATCCATCTGTTTGATCACGTATTCGGCGCCCTCCAGGTTTCGGTTCTCGAAGTGCAGGACCTTCATGTCCTTAAGGGTCGCGCGGTTATCCTTGATCTCTTCATTGGTCAGGCCGAGAGTCTGACCATACAGCGCAAGCATGGCGCCGGCGAAGCTGTCCTTGTCATCCTGTCTGTCTGACATCACACTGTTAAGGGCTTCCTGTAACGTGATCACGTTCTCGATCTCGGACATAGCGTCCTCGGAGTTGAGATACTCGATCAATGGGACACGTGTAAACCGTGTCGCTGTGTCCGAGACGGTCCTGATCCATGAGGAGCCGTCTTTGGAACGCCATTCCTCGTACCAATTGGTCCCGTACACGTCGAGGATGATCTCGGTCTTGAGGTCGGCGGTCGTGATCGTCCTGCATATGACCCCGAACACCGAGTCCGGGTCGATGCTGAGGTTGTAGACAACGAATGCCGTCTCCGGACTTACGGCCGCAGATCTCGGCGGAGCTCCCTGTGTATCCTCGTGATAGACGATCTCGAACGCCCTGCCGTATATCTTAAGTGCGCGGACGATCTCCGACTCCTTCTCCTTAAGGTTCTGCTGGTCATAACGCTCGACGATCTTCTCGGCGGCAGTGTCGCCTTCGTCGTAAACGTACTTGGGAGCGTTGCCAGCCATGTAGCTGACGAGGTTGTCGATGCCGTACCTTATTAAGTTCACGACGACCCTGGCGCCTTTGCGCTCGACGGTGAACTCATGTTTACCCTCGTAGTAATCGCGGTACTTCTTGTATCTCGGCAGCCGCTCCGCGAACTGCTGCCACGCGTCCTTTATCAATTCCGGCGTCGGATGGTCTCCGACTATCATGTCCACTTGTATCATTCTCATGCTCGGATCATCCCGCCTATCTTAGGCCTCACAAAAGTGTTTGAAAAGTAACGACCCGCATCCATGCAGTCGTCGTTGATCTTGACCGGCTTCTCCTCACCGCGCATAGACGCGTCCTCATCCCAGGCGTAGGACCCGTATTCTCGCAACGAGTTTACGCAGCTCGGTGAGTAGTGCAAAAAACCATTGTAAAGAGCGTGCTTGTGGAAGCGGATGCCTTCCAGGACCACATTGTTCGCGGACTCTACGCCCGCCATGACCGTCGAGTCCACTGCGCCATAACCTGAGCGGCGGAAAGCGTTCTTGAGCGCCCTGGCGGACGGGTCTATCGCTATGCGGACCCTATGCGGATCGACAGCGAGGTCCCTGCATTCAGCCTCAAAACGGGCAACGATGTCCGTCTCGATCTTGTCCTTCCGCTTGTCATAGATCTCTCGGACGATCCTCCAGTCCGTTCGTATGTCATAACCGGGCGCCTTAGGGTCCTTGGCCATGCCTCCGAACAATAGGACCGTCGGGTGGTCCGTTCCCCAATCGATAGAGCAGTATCCGACGTCGACGTCCGAGATCGGGAACTCCTGGAATACGCTGCGGGTTGACACACCGGGGTACACAAGACCTTCCGCCGCTACACGCTTGCCGAGGATATATCGCTCATACTCGAATCCGGTGTACTGGACAGCGTATTGTCTTATCATCTCAGGAGTGAGGATAGGATTGTCGGCCATCGTGAAGTGATAGTAATTCACGCCGCCGGCAGCCTTGCGTTTTTCAGGGGTCTCGAGCCTCCAGCGGTCCACGAATTCAGTGTATACCGGCTTGTTCGGATTGTCACAGTTCAACGTTGCGAATAACTTACGGTTCGGCGATGCCAGCGTCCTGTTCTGGGCTTCGCTTAAGAAGGTCCTGTGATGCTTATTGAGCTCATCAAAATACCATCCGCCGGCGGTCAGGCCAACTACCTTGTCGTTGCTGTTATAATTGCATGCTCCGTAGAGCACGCAGCGCTTGAGGCCCTGTGTGGTCGGGATGAACAGAGATGGTGCGCTGCTTCCCTTGTAGTAGGATCCCGGAAGTATGCTCAGAATCCCGTATTGGCCGCCGATGACATTGTTGTACAGGCTGTTCAGAGTGTTGCCGCTCATCCCGAAGACGAAGTCCTTGGACTCTTCAATGAAGAGCAGCCATGCGAGCGTTGACATCAGCGTCTTGCCGCTCCTGACCGAACCTTCCCAAATGTTCAGCCATCGTGTGTTCTTCAGCGACCGCAGTGCATGTTCGGATGGAAGCTTTATCTCCGGCGCCTTGAACTCAAGACGGTACTTCGTCGATATTGTCCTCACCATCCTCTTCAGTTGTTCCGGTCAGAGCGGTGGCGAGGTTGTCTATCGCGCTCGAGCGCATGGTCTCAGCGTCAATCGGATGCTCGCCGATCTGGTCGCGGAGCAATGTGAACGACAGGTCAGAGGTCAGAGACCTCAGGGCCAAATTCGTCAGCATCTTGTCTTTCAATGTAAGATTTGCAGTTTTTAGGTCATCTATGCTTTTTATCTTGGACAGGTCGATAACTTTGCCTTTGCCCATAGGCAGGCTGATTATCATTGTGAGGGCTTCATTCATGCTCCGTTTTTCTCTTCTTGCCTTGGCGGATGCAATGCCGCCTCGTCTGCCCTGTTCCCGAGCTTCTTCTGGGGTTAACACCCTAAGATTACCTGTTCCTGCTACGCTTGCCATACCCATTTCGCTCCATGGTTGGATATGTGAAAAGGTCGGTCAGCCCACAAAAATAAACGTTTTAAATCAAGAAAGCAGAGAGTCATTCAGCTGAACACAATATTCTCTTTGAATATCATCGACGCAATGAGGACGTTCATGAACCCGTCCTTTCCGTACATCGCGTCATGCCACTCTCCCAGTTCCAGCCTGTTAAGCAATCCCACGAGCCTTTTTGCTTCATCCCATCGGATCTCTCCTTCGCAGTCGCAATGCCACAGCAGGCCATCGAGCAGAGCGTTCCTATCCTCTTCCGATAAGGATGATACATACCGGCAGCCGAGGACACTTCTTTCGAATAATTCTGATAATGGAGAAGCCAGTCTTATCATTGCAATTTTCTCTTTCATATATTCGATGTAAAGCTCTCCGAGCTCCGTGTCGAGTGCCTTCGCGATCGCTTCTCTGAACCACAGAAATCCTACGTAACTTATTGTGAATTCCGCTTCGATCTCGCCGTCTCTCTTTACATATGCCCATAATCCCATGTTTCTTTTTCCCTTAACCTATATATCTCCAGTGGTTGAACCCGTCTATCTGCTCGTGCTAGACTATGCCGAACTTCTCCAAACTGCCGCATTTCCTTGCGATATTCGACCTCAGGCTGTCCCTCTTCCATTTCGGTTCTCCGAGCGATTCGACAATGTCGACGCATGTGCACCCAGGATGCTCTTTGATGTACCTCAGGCAGTACTCGGAGCTGACCATGATCACTTCCTATCGAAGTCATTCAGTGAATGATATAGATTGGAGCTTTTGTTCCGCCTGATCTCGCTGCTCATGACCCCTTCCATCGTCAGGCGTAAGCTTACGACCTCGTTGATCAAGTTCTTGATCAGATACAGCACATGGTCCTCGTCCCCTTCGTTCACGAACAGCGCCAGACGCATGTGTCCGCTGCTATTTTTTATGTATTCCCCGCGAAGTGTCTTATCATCAAGCATCTCGCTCATGACCTTGAAGACGGTAGGGTTGCTTCTCTTGAGGATATTGTCGCGTACTAGCGTAGAGTACGTCACGATCTCGCCGGCAGCATTCTTTTCCTTTATGTAGGCACGAAGAATTGACTCGTCATTGTTCATACGTCCTCTATTCTCGGCGCTATGATGTACGTCCAGCTGACATCGCCCTTGCTCCATTCTAATTTCAGAGGGTAGTTGTCGTCGATCGTCATGATCACCGGCTCATCTGTCTTTATGGTTTTGACTATCTTTGACATTAACACTGAGGAGTACTTCGACTCGATCTCCGCGTCCTCTGTGATGATGCTGTAGATGGCCGTTTCGACGTCGGACGAGGCTTCGAGGATCATTCTTCCACGGTGGATCTTGATGGCTATGCATTCATTGATGCCGGACATCTTAGGGATGCGTGACAAGAAATCCTGATCGACTGCCCTGACATATTGCGATGTAATTGACGGGACCTTGATCAGCAGATCGGGCTCTACGAGCTTGATAGACCTCAAACTGTTCTCTCCCGTGAACGTCAGCCATGGTTTGTCATGTGTGATCTCGACATCTCCGTCAAGGTCGCCGACGGCATTCCCGAACCGTTCAGCATCTGCATAGAATACCATGTTCATTTTGCTGTCTGTCGGCATTTTTGCATATATGCATTGGATGTGCGCCACATCAACCGCCAGAAATCTCATCTCGCCCTCATTGACATCGACCCTGACCGTTCCGTCGGCTACCGCTGCCACAGGAGCAAATATTTCCTTTAATCTTTTTGAATTGATTTTCATGTCCCATCGTCTCCCTGCGTTTTCACCAATGAATATGAGAACGTTCCGCCGCCCTTTGCGACGCTCACGTAAAGCACCGGTCTTTTTCTTGCTGCTACCAGCATAAGGACGTTGATGACCGCATCCGTCGAGCAGTCAAGCTTATCCGCGATCTCCTTCACCGTGTGAGGTTTTTCCGAGATCACTTTCAACACTCTTTCTATCTCCACCATTTCCTGCCTCGTTCCTCTTGTATACCTTCAGTCCTCCGTCTTTGACCCCCCATTTGATGTCTCGTCCGTCGTAGTCGTAGAATTCGTACAGACAGTATGCACAGCGTCCGCTACTGCTGCCGTCCTTGTAGAATGATAAGCTGCCGCATCTCGGGCATTTGAAGTTGGCCATCAGCGCACCTCGTCTATCAGTGTGGCCATCATGTCCGCTGTGTGCGTCCACAATACGTTCGGAAAGCGGATCACAGCGTCATCGTACAGTGTCCACTCTTTGTGGACTTGTTCCTTGCCATCTTCGATGATATCGTCTTCCACGAATGCACCCATGTGCCACCGGATGCATTCTTCCTCTTCCTCAGTGAGATAGATCCACTGCTTGACCGTCTCAACGGACATGTCCCCATGTCCCTTCGGGCGATCGGGGTTCTTTTTGTATCCCCCGCTGCCGTCCGGCAGGTATGCGCCGATCTTGCAGACATCATGCGCTAACGCTATTATGTATGGGCTTTCCGGGACCGACCAAACGAGGTCCATCTTCCTCGTCAGCTTGACGAGGTTGCGTTCAACGTTAAGAGAATGCTCGGCGAGGCCTCCGGCATAGCTGCAGTGATATCTCGACGATGCGGGGTCCGAAAAGAACGACGTCCTCTCGAGACATGAACGCAGCGTCCATAGGCGGGGCATGCCGGCGTACTCAGGGATGAGGTCGCGCTCACTCATTGATCGCACCTCCTTTCACATAACAGAACGACTGCGGCGGCTTGGATATGCCCAGCTCGCTCACGTTGTGCCCACTGGCGAACCTGACCGGGCTTATGAGCTCCATGGCGCAGAACGACTTCAGGCCGACGTCACCCCATAGATAGCTGAAATCATTGAAGCGGTCGGATGTGAAGCCAATGGTCATTCCGAACAAGGAGTCGGGTTCGATCTTGCCTGTAGGGAAGCCGGAGCATGTCATGGCTTCACCTTTAGGATGAAACCTATCTCTCTCAGCTTGTCTTCTCTTATGACGTATTCGTCCTCGGGTTCCGATTTTTTTGGGATAAGCTCATAAATGACCTTGAGCATGGTCGTGCTCGCATGACTTATTGAATTTGCACAAGTGTTGATCTTGAACATTTTCAAGCACTCAACATATGAGTTTTCCGCACTTATGTCGGAGCTCAGTTCATCCAATGTTTCCATCAGGATCTCTGCAAATTCTTTGATGCTGTCCAGGTCCTCCTTGTACGATCTTTTTTGCTTGTCATCATTCGTCATCTTCTGCCCTCCAGGATGTCGAGCAATTTTTCGTTCTCGTCAGGTCGCTTTTCCGCGAAGAATCGTTCTACGACTCCGTTAATGGAATCTTTTACGTCTTCTTTCTTCAGGTCACTCATGACGTTGACAGCGTTGATCAGGCATGCATAGGACATTATACTCATCAGCATGAACGGATCCTCTTTTTCCATGTCATTGTTCTCAACGTAGAATTTTCTCAGGGTCTGCCTGACACTCTCTGTCAGGTCGCACATTTTCTGTATCTCGCTTGCAGATACTCCTCCACATCCATCCAATATGATCTTTTCATTCATCCTTTTCAGTCTCCTCATGGTCAAATATCTTGTCCACAGTGTAGTTCAGAAGCTCTTTGATGTGATCCCTCGGAAGGCCTTTCAAGAGCATCACTGCGTTAAAAACGCATGAGTAAGACATCATGCTGATAACTACGGATGGGTTTTCCGACCTTTTGATCTTATTTCTCTTCCAGAATTTGATCATATACTGTCGGATGTCTTCTGTCAGTTCGCCCATTGCTTTCGCGTTCTCGTCCGACAACTTCTCATAGCTGTAATTGAGCGTTTTTTCTTTCGCGGCTGACGGTCCTGTGTTCGGCATTAGACCACCTCAGTCCAGTAGTCGAGCGTTGACTTGCTCTTGTTCATTCTGATAACATCTATGGGGCAGAGGTCGGTATCCTCCACCCACCAGTGGGTGTGCGGACAACGTCCTTTTTTTGTTCTCGGATGGTGGCACTCCCACGTTCCGGTGACCATATTTCCGCCGTACGAGCTGACTGCCGTTTTCTTCTTGGTGTTGTAGAACATATATCTGCAAGAGGACGTCATCATCGCACCCCGTCTTCGACACGGGCAATATGTGCTTTCACGTTGTCCATTTTCGACAGGCATACGCCGTTGATCTCCGAGCAGTCTCGCCCCGACATTATCAGGCGTGCTCTGCTCTTCAGCTTTTCATACCCCTTGTATGTGTCTGTTTGGTCTATGCGATATTGGATGCCATCATAAACAACAAAAAGAGTCCATGTATAGCGAGAGGTTGCGTTGGTAGGCAATTTGAGATTAAAAATTACAACACCCCCGTGCCGTTACAGCGTTGACAGTCATGCCTGAACTCGACGGTAAATCCTGCACCGTTGCAGTCCGGGCAGACTTCACCCAATACGCGGGCTGGGCATGGTTCGAATACTTGACAATAATCGTCTTTTCTTTTGGGGTGCATACATTCAGGATAATCACCTTGAAATGGACAACCTGCTGGGCTGTTGAATGTGTACCGCTCGCCGTCGATCTCAACGAACCGCAAGACCTTGTCATTCTCCATCGCTGATCACTTCCTCCAGCGTTGACTGGCCTCTGAACTCTGGCTTTTTCTTATACTCCGAGAATTGTGAATCCCAGAATATCCACGGTCTGCACCAACGCGCCAGGTCTCTCATTCTCTGCGTCCTTTCGGATGCCGGAAGATCTCCGTTGATCATGATGTATGCCTGCGTATTATGCTCCCTCAGTATGTTACACCTCTCCAGCGCGCTGTCGAAGTCAGCGTCGTTGTGCATATAGACGTAAAATTGGCAGTCACGTCTCGAACTTATCCCTTCTTCCTCGAGGATCTCCAAGCCGTGGAGCACATCGTGCTTGTAGCTGAGATCGTCGAACGCGAACCTCCAAATAGAGATGGGTTTTAGCTCCTTAAGACGGTGCGCAACATCATTGTCCAGTAGTCTTATGTCGAGACCTTGGTTGAAGTCGACATTAAGCCCGCGGTCGATTATATGCTTTGTGACCTCCATGAACCAGTTTTTGTCGGAGAGGATGTTATTGTCAAACAGGGTTATCTTTCTGTACCCGCCTGGCGGTATTCCAAGGTTGTTAGGCTCTACATATCTGCCGTAATAGGTCATTTTTTCATCGCTGACAATGGATTCGACGGATCGTTCAACTCTGAACTTGCCTTCTTTTTTTGGTACAACGCAGAAGTAGCACTTCCTGATACAACCTCTTGTGGTGAACCCATAATAGCTGTCACAATCCGAGTACAGAGAGTAATCTGTCGGCGCGAGATATTCGATCTCTACTGGCAGTTTTTTCTTTAGATTGTATCCCGAGCCGCCGATGTTGATATTTGCCTTAGGATAGAATGCCTTAAGACCGTCTGTTTTATGCTTGTTCTTCGTAAATATGACTGATGCATACACCATGTCTGGATCAGATACATCGAACCCGACTACGTCTCCATTCATCCTGTGGTATCCGCTGATCTTCATCAGCGCGATGTTCGGGATCTTGCTGTCGACGTCAATAAGCAGTACTCTCGACATCATGACCACCTGTCCAGCGATGCATCGGCCTTCGGAGGCTCTTCCGTGGCCTCAGAGCATATCTCCTCTTCCTTTTCGTCGTCCTTTTTGCTTTTCTTAGAGATGGACCTTACGGCAGCGGCAGCTCTGGCCTGATGTTCTATCGACTTCTTGATAGTCTCCCATTTGCCAAATCCGCCGTCCTGAAGCATTAGATAAAATTTGTCCAGGACGGGTATCCCGTCCGGGTCCATCATCGACAATATCCCCGGCACGTTCTCGAGGAAGAACGTTTTCGGTTGCAATTCGACGATCAGACGACCCATCTCATAAACGAGGTTGTTCCTCGGATCGGCGATGTTCCGCTTGCCCGCAGTGCTGAACCCCTGACACGGTGGGCCGCCCATGACGCAATAGAGTTCACCCGGACACATATTCAGAGTGTCGAGAATATCATCTCCTTTGAGCTTTCTTATGTCGCCAAACCAAAAATCTTTGTTCGGCCTATATTCCGGATGTCCGGATATCCAACCGGTGCCGGATATAGGATATGATATTATTTCGCCAAGATCGTTCTTTTTCGAGAGTTTTTTCAGGGCTTTATCAAGCCTCGTCTTATCCTTGTCGCCTTCTATGTAATGGATCGTCAAGGGATGACCGCAAAGATTGGTCATGTAGGTTAATGCTGCGAATTCGTCCCACTCATTGGCGCCGACTATCTGAAAGCCTGCCTCGATGAACCCTATATCCATCCCTCCAGCACCTGCGAAAAGCGAGAACCCCGTAGGTCGCTTCATGTGACACACCAGCCTTCACATTCAGCCATCCGCATGCCTCCTTCTATCGTGCCATTTTCCCGTTCCGTAGCACATTCTGCAGTTGGCATACGCTTTCAGGATGCACATTCTATTGTCTGTTTCGGCGCTCTTTGCCCTGTGCACAACCGTAGTGTAACCGAACCCATGGCAGTGAGGGCAGGTGAACACAATGATAGGGTCCACCTTTTTTTGGAGCTTCCACACATTGACTGTTTTTCCCCTCTCGAGCTCGACATTGCCAACAGATGTCACATATCCCATGTCCCTCATTCTGGTAAGAGCCTGACCTATAGCGCTTGGATGTATCCCGGTCAGATCGGACAGCTTTCTCGCTGTATAGGTTGAGCCGATATCCATCGCATTGTTGATAGAGAGGATCATCTCGCGCACGTTCATCGCGGTCATTATTTCACCTCCATTCCATTTCTGAACGATGTCTTAAGATCCCAATCCAGCGGGTCTGTATCGCATGTCTCGCTGTCAGAAGACCATATCTGTACGGTACACTTGGTCATGATCCTGCTGAGGTCGGAGGCCGCTTTGCACGCTTCAGCATATTTGCTGTATCTTGTAGTAGCAGGGCCGGCCATGACGATGTCGTAGACCGTCATTGCAACAACCTCTTCAGACGTTCGTAATCCTCCACGCTGTTGATTTCGACGGTTTTGTATCCGGCTTCGTTTAGTATCTGGACCAGATCATCTGGCGTCATTCCCTTAGGCAGTAACCACGTTGCCGGGTCCACAATGCCTTCTTTCTCGGGCGGCATTCTATACTTGCCGTTGTGCCATACGCGCAGGCGTTCGCCGTGTTCCCATGCGTACGACAGCAATCTTACGGCAGCGCCGTATATACTTACGGTAATGTCATTGACATCGGCAGTGTAGCTGGTCTCCTGCGCTATGTCCTCGAGCTGCTTGCCGTTGTTCATGCGTTCCTCCATCAGGTCGGCCCATGCCTCGGCATAGCGCATGATCTCTGTGCCGTAATCTTTGTATTCGGGATCGTCGAGTATGGACCTCTTTTCTTCTTCCCACTCGAGACGCATTTCATCCTTCAGAAACTGCATCAGACCACCTCCAGCCTTGCTCCGCAGAACGGGCACACGTTCGTCGCCATGAGCAGCTTGAAGTCTCCTCCAGAGAAGGACGTCTTGACGACGTTCTTCTTGTTTAGGCTCATGATCCTCACTGAGGATATGGCGATAAGCGTTGCCATGTTCTCGCAGCAAGGCTCCAATCTCTTCTCCTTATCGCGCAGGATGAAGCGGCCGTCGTAGCTGGCGGTCATGGAGTCTCCTCCTCGATCTCAATGAACTCGATATCGCCGACGTTGCGGATGTCGAGGTCATCGTACTCCGAGTCGGTCAGGATCCGGTAGATCATCTCTGCCATTTCCTTCGAGTCGTCAAAGTCGGCATAGCGCACGCTTTCGAATGGGAAAACCATTGTCACTTCGAAACGCACCCTGGCGTAGCCGCTGACGCTCGCGTCCGGCTTGATGTCCTCGGTCTCCTGATCGGGGATATGATCTTGCAGGCTCATTCCTGCGCCTCCTTTGTCATGATGTATATCGGATCCGTTCGTACGCGGAAGCCGCAATTCTCGATCGCTATCTTCGCAGAATCTTCTCCAAAAATTCTTGACAGCTCGTCGAGGACCTCTTTCCTTGACGGTTTGAGCTTGATGTCGCGCACAGCTCGCGCATGCAGGTCCTGATAGATCTCCGGGAATTCTATTCTCAGCATGTCCGGGTCGACGACGAACTTGTCGCCTCCTTTATACCTGACCTGGAACCCGTATCCTCCGTGCGTCTTCACGCCGCCGTCGATGGCGTTCCTGATGGCTTCTGCGCGGAGGGCCTTCTTGTCCTCGATCTCCTGCTCCAATGCTGCGATGTAATCGCTTAGCTCTACAGCGACGTCCGCCCATGTCTCCGGCGTGGATGTTTCGGACATCAGATCATCTCCTCGATCTTGGCCATGAGCTTAAGGCGGTCCTCACGCGGCAGCATCGTCACCGACACGACCTTAGCGGCAGCCACAGCGTCCTTGATGATGGGCGCATATTCCGCGTTCTTGCTTGCTTTCAGCAAGTATGTGTTCAATGTTGCGTCGGAGATATCCTTCTCCTCTATCTTTGGCTTAGGTTCTTTCTTCCCGAAGAACGGGTCCTGCGCGGCAGCCTTCTTCATGTTGTTGTCAGATGGCTTCGGCGCCGGCTCGCTCTTGTCGAGCTCCGAGTCGCTTTGGATAGAGTCAATGTCGTCCTTCGGGCCCTCGCTTACGTTGAACTCGATCTTATAGAAGTTCTTCAGAGCCGAGGTGTAGACCTTGTTGATCACTTTATCGCTGTTGTCCTTTGCCTCACCGATGACCTCGACTGTAAAGGTGTCCTGGGGGTCGTCGATGTTGACCAGCTTTAATGTCAGCGTTCCGCGCACGAACAGCCACGTTGATTTTGTTGCCTTACCGTCGTATCCGGTAGAAGTCCTCTCTTCCGGATGCAGCACGTTGCTGACATCCAATCCGATGATGTCCATCACGATCCCGACATTGTTCCATGCGCGCTCGACTATTGGTTTGATAGATTCGATGGGCATATATGCATATTGTAGGCCGCCTGTCTTGATTTTAGCAAATTCGTGATCATAGACCTCTTTTTTCGCGGCGTTGCGGCGCTGATAAAGGTTCTTCGTTGGTTCGGCCATTATGCTTCACCACCGACGGCTGCGACAAAGTCGAAACAGTGATTTTCGTCTACAGATTTTTTCCACTTCTCTATACCGGTGTCACACACACACTCACTCACACACAGTGAAAACGGGTGTTGCGTTTTTTGACGGACTCGCGATTTAACACTTTCTTTCAGTTTTTTGTCCTCTTCTATGAGGATCATGTTCGAATAATGCTTTATTTCAGGATAGGACTCGAAAACGCTTTCGAGACTGAAAATATATTCTTTCGTATCGCCTCGCTGCTGGAGAGCCCCGCTGTAAAGGAGCTGCTTCCACTTTGACTCGATCGTCCGTGAGTCGCAAAGTTTTTTGTGACGATATACCGACTCGATGAACTTTTCTTTTTCTATAATTACGTAGCCGTATTTGGCTAAATTTTTCTTATTGTCAAATATAAAATCGACAATTATTTTTGATACATCTACTCTTTGGGACGTTATCCTCATCTCCCGCCGAGTCTTCGTTTTGTCGCAGCGTTTATCTAAAAGGTTTTAAAAGTGTCGGTCGCTTTTTATTTCGCCGACCCGATAAATCGTTGCGCGCTGTACCAAGACTCAACGTGTCTCAATGCGCTGGCAATTATTTATATCTTTACAAGTTGGCGGCT